AAAGTGTGGGTTCCACCATCTTCTCTAGATGCACCCCCTGCACCTGATGGATTCAGGTATAGATGGATAAGAGCAGAGAGCGTTGGCTTTCAAGACACTAAAAACGTATCCGGAAGATTAAGAGAAGGATATGAATTAGTAAGAGCTGAAGAAGTCGAAAATGCATCTGATTATCCTGTACTTGATGAAGGTAAATACAAGGGAGTGATTGGGGTCGGTGGCCTTCTACTTGCGAAGGTACCAATCGAGATCGCGCGACAACGTCAAGAGTATATGACTAATCGTCATAAACAAAAAGACGAAGCAGTAACTAACGATCTTATGAAGGAGCAAGACCAGAGGATGCCTATCAATGTTGAAAGGCAGTCTCGTGTAACCTTCGGTGGTACGAAAAAGTAATTTTTTAATCACTGAATTTATATAAACCGTACTGGAGGCCCTTCGGGGCAGGTACATAAGGAGAAACAACTATGGCAAATAGAAACAGTCAAGGTTTTGGTTTAATTGCTGCAGGAACGCTTGGATCTACTCCAGCGACTTCTGGACAAGGTAAATACAAAATCGATGCGGGTTCTACGACTACTATATACAACGGTGCTGCTGTTGCTTCTAACGCTGGTTACATTATCGATGGTCAAACTACTGATGCACCTATTTTAGGTGTACTTAATGGAATATTCTATAACGCGGCTACAACTTTAAAGCCAACGTTTGCGAATTTCTATAAGCAACCGATAACACCTGCGAACTCAGAAGACATAGACGCTTTTGTATTCGATAACCCACAACAACAATATGTAGTAGCAACTGATGCTGCTGTGGCTCAATCTGGATATTTAGAAACGTATGATATGAATACGTCTGCTGGAGATGATACTACTGGTAAATCATCAGCAACACTAGATATCGGTGACACATCAGCCGATGCTGCTTCTTTCAGATTATTAAGATCTGCAGAGGATCCTGAAAACGATGAAAATGCGGCTTTCAGATCTGTTGTAGTTTGTATCAATCTGATTGAGTTACAATCGTAATAGTCAGAATAGGAGATAAAACATGGCAATATCACGATCACAACTAGTCAAAGAACTAGAGCCAGGTCTGAATGCACTATTCGGCTTGGAATACAAAAGGTATGAAAATCAGCATGCTGAGATTTATACTACAGAAAACAGTGACAGAGCTTTTGAAGAAGAAGTTATGTTATCTGGTTTCGCTAACGCACAAGTAAAAGGTGAAGGTGCTGGTGTATCATTTGATGAAGCACAAGAAACTTTCACAGCTCGTTACACTCACGAGACCGTTGCTTTAGCGTTCGCAATCACTGAAGAAGCGATTGAGGACAACTTGTATGATAGACTTGCGTCTAGATATACAAAAGCTTTAGCAAGATCTATGAGCAATGCTAAACAAGTAAAAGCAGTACAACCTTTAATAAATGGTCTGCCTTCAACGGCTACATTTAAATCAGGTGATGCTAAAGCATTGTTTACGACAAACCACCCTACAGTAGCAGGTACTTTTTCAAATACTTTAACTACTCAGGCTGATTTGAACGAAACTTCATTAGAGCAGTCGTTGATTGACATCGCGGCTATGACTGATGAAAGAGGTCTTAGAATTGCAGCGAGAGGGGTTAAAATGATAATCCCTTCGGAGAATCAGTTCACAGCTGAGAGATTAATGAAATCTCAAGGTAGAACTGGAACAGCTGACAATGATATCAATGCAATCGTATCTATGGGTATGATTCCACAAGGATACAGAGTTAATAATTATTTAACTGACTCTGATTCTTTCTATATCATTACAGACGTGCCTAACGGTATGAAAATGTTCAATAGAGCTCCATTGACAACTGCAATGGAAGGTGACTTCGATACTGGAAACGTTAGATACAAAGCTAGAGAAAGATACTCGTTTGGAGTATCAGACCCTAGAGGTATCTTCGGCGTTGAAGGTGCGTAATCAATAATTTTTTGTGGCGAAACATTGTTTCGCCACAATCATAAAATAAACGGTGAGATTCATGAAAAAATTTATAGTAAATATTTGGGCGTACGATCATCATGCAAGATTTGATGTATTGTCCCTAGATGACCCACAATCCTTAGAAAATGCAATCCTTGACAAACTTGGAGAAAATGTTATAAAGTGGGAAAACCTTGGAAATAGTTATAATGACAAGGTAAATAGAATAACCTATGAGGAGGTTATAGATGATACAAGACCTGTACAAACAAAAAAGGTCCTTGGAGTTGAAGTGGGAACAGGAGCATCTGTCTAACGGTAGATATACTCTTGAGATGGTCAGAATTGATGACAAAGTTAAAGAAGTCATCACAAAGATTAAGCTGGAAGAAGCAGTTATTGCCCACAAGCAAAATACTATTGAAGGCGCAGCTCCACAAGTTTCAGTAGCTACTTAATAAAAAGCTACATCGTTGAATAAATCTCATTCACATCACAGGCTCTCTTGCACTCTACTAAAATCTAGTATATACTTTCTTCACTATACAATTAATTAGAACATAGACCCGTATAGTGGACGGCCTAGAGACTATGTTCGGAAAACTAGGAGGATATAATTATGGCTTCAACAACGTTTAACGGACCGGTACGTTCGGAAAAAGGTTTCCAAGTAGCAACTAAAAATGCTACTACGGGAGCAATTACAACTAGAATGAGTTCAGGTATGCCTGACTTAACTGGTTTATCGGTATCAGATGTAGCAACAGCATCTAGTTTAACACTAGCAGCAGACACTATATCAATAGTAAACTATACAGGCGCAGCAGCTGCTGCTTGTACATTACCTGCGGCAACGCAAGGAACTATTGTAGTTTACGCACAAGCAAAAGACACAACTGGTGGAACAGCTACATTAACTTTTGATGCAGCAGGTTCAGATGTTTGGGCAACTGGTTCAGTAATTGAATCAAGAAACTCAGCGGAAGTAACTTTTGATACTTCAGCAGCAAGTGAAACTCAATTAGTTTTCACACCAGCAAACGCGGCAACTAACTTATTCACAACAGGAAGTATGATTGCTTTCATTTGTTATGAAAAAGGAACATGGCACATTGCATCTAGAATGGGTGGCGCAGCAGACGCTACTACTGGTGCATTTGCATTTGCATCGTAATAATTAAATTAACTCGGAGCGCCTGGTGATGCAGGCGCTCTTTAAAAGGAGGAAACATGGCAGACACAGTATTAAATACAACTGTATTTGACGGATCAAAAAAACTTATCACTCACTACAATGTAGTTTCTGATAACTCTGGAAGCACAACTAAAATAGTTGATGTTTCTGCATTAAATTCAAACAATGGTAAAACTTGCAAAACTGTAAGACTAAACAAAGTTAGTTTTAATGTTTCTGTAACAGCACCAGCAGATGCAATTAGAATGCAATGGGATGCTGACACAGATGTGGTATTTCAAACTTTAGCAGGTGAAATGGAATACGATTATTCATCGTTTGGTGGTTTAAAAAACACTGAGGCGACAGGTTTTACAGGAGATGTGAATGTAGTTTTACCAGCTTGTTCTGATGGAGATTCAGGTACAATTGTTTGTGAATGGATTAAAGTCTACGAATCGTAGGAGTTTAAATGGCTAATACTACTTCGGGAACAGCAACGTTCGACAAAACTTTTTCTATTGAAGAAATAATAGAAGATGCTTTTGAACGTATAGGATTAAATTCTGTAGCAGGTTATCAACTTAAATCTGCTAGAAGATCTCTTAATATCCTGTTTCAAGAATGGGGTAATAGAGGTATTCACTATTGGGAAATAGATGAAACTAATCTTGATTTAATTGAAGGACAAGCAGAATATGATTTTTTTAGATCAAGTGGTGATGGCACAAGTGCAACCACAACTCCATCAAATGGTATTTATGGAATTTCTGATATTCTCGAAGCACAACTAAGATCTAATAGAACTCAAACAACTCAGTCAGATAGTCCAATGACAAAAGTTGATAGATCAACTTATGCAGGTTTTTCTAATAAATTATCAAAAGGAACACCTAATCAATATTGGGTAGAAAGATTTATTGATAAAGTTAGAATACATGTTTACCCAACACCTGATTCTACAAATGCATCTAAAGATATGCATTTTTATTATATAAAAAGAATTCAAGATGTTGGAGATTATACTAATGCAACTGATGTTCCATTTAGATTTGTACCGTGTATGGTTTCAGGATTAGCTTATTATTTAGCACAAAAATATCAACCACAATTAATTCAAGCTATGAAATTAGCTTATGAAGATGAGTTAGCAAGAGCTTTAGCAGAAGATGGTTCTGCGTCTAGCACTCACATAACACCAAAAACTTATTATCCAGGAACATAATGGGAAAATACGCAACAGGTAAATACGCAAAAGCAATATCAGATAGATCTGGTATGGAATTTCCGTATAGAGAAATGGTTAGAGAATGGAATGGTGCATTTGTTCATGTATCAGAATATGAACCAAAGCAACCACAATTAGAACCTAAACCACAAGGTGCAGATGGTATTGCATTATTACATGTAAGAACTGATAGAAATGAACCCTCTACAACTGTTAGAATACCTGATGATGGTTTTGAAACATATGAGGCAGGATCTGGTGTTATAAATGTTTTTTCACCTGGACATGGATTAACTGATAATACAACATATAGATTTAGAGGACCACCAACTACGTCTTCAGGAAGTGCTTTTACATATGCTAATCCTGCTGACTTTGATGGGATATCTGGATCTAA